ACTATAACCTAAGGAGATATATATTATGAATCCAATTATTCTTATTCTTATACGTCTATGTAGACGTATCGGATATAGGCCGTTCCTATGGAACGTAAAACCTATTATAAGTAAAGTTTGGTTCTTATATGTTTCCTCGCTTCGAGAAGTAAGTAAGGTGTTGACATGATTGTCTTAACACTTCGCTTGTTCTTAAAGCTCTTGCAGTTGGTTCCTCAGAGTCTATCGCTGTTCACCTTCGAAAAATTTCCGATGGTGGCGTCGATTTTCTTTCTGTGTATCCTGTTTTCTGCATTTTGGTTAATCGTGATAACACTGGCGTATGTGGGGTATTTTATGGTGTCCCCTCTGGACTTTTCAGACCAGCCACCCTCGCTAACTATTGAAATGTTAGCGAATATGCCTCCGGTTGGAGGTGTGATATGACAACAGGAGTCTTTGGTACAACAACAGGCAATCACTTGAATTATCGAGTGTGGAATGGTGTTGATGGCAAAGACGAGCTCGTTGATGGATTTAATATTAAGAAATTTAATCCGTACACTCTAACCCGTGTAGTACTTAATAAAACCCCTTCTACTGGAAAGTATAAGGGCAATTATGTGCTAGGCGGTGCAGGTGAAGGTACATTTCCGCGTATTTTTGATAACAACGACACCATTAAGTTATTGGCCCGACTGTCCTCACGAGTGAATGAACATTCATTCAATTCAGCTATTTTTGCTGCTGAAGGACACAAGACAATAAAAATGGTTAAGGATACAATCCTTACTGTTGGCGGCGCTCTTGTTCAGCTTAAGCACGGTAATTTTGCTAGTGCTGCCCGCAAGCTAAGAGTGAATAAACGAGTTACACGTCTCCGTCCAAATGATTTGGCGGGGCGATGGCTTGAGTTACAATATGGGTGGAAGCCGCTAATTAACGATGTGTATGAGGCTATGAAGGCGTATGAAGTTATTACGTCTCCTCCTCGTATATTTCGTACAAAAGCGTCTATAAGTCGCGATGGTATTTATGATTCTTCGACTTCTTCTGTAAACTTTTCTTGTTTGACGTCTTTTCGAGTCACACAGGTAATGATTTACGAGATGGTTGAAAAACAAGATACTGTCCGCGCTTTGGGGTTAGAAAACCCCGCTTCCGTTGCTTGGGAGATTCTTCCATACTCATTCGTGATCGATTGGTTTATACCGATTGGAACGTATTTGGATGCTTTGAATCAGATACCCAAGCTCAATGGCCGTTGGTGCTTAACAAAATCTCGTATTTTTGAGTGTCCCCAGACTATAATCAAACAAAATTTTGATGACTATTCTGGTGCGACATACGATCATTCGAAACTCTATGTTGAGCGTACATCAGGATGGGGTGGACTTTCTGTCCCGCCTCCTGTATTTCGGCCATTAGACAAAGCACTTAGCGGACTTCATGTCGCTAATGCTATTGCCCTTGTAACTACTGCACTGTCGAAGAAGAAATATCGAACGACAGCCGATTAATATCTCCATAATTACTTACCCGTTAGGGCCGTACTAGTTCGGTTAACTAGATCCTTTCATGGAAACATTATATTATGCCAACGATGACTAATTTACTCATCAAAGACGATGCGGCCACTCCTTTAGAGTGGACCCTTTCTCCTATCACTGACACGCCTGTTCCTTTTTGGCGTGCAAATGATGCTGGTATACCGTTAGACGGTGAGCCTCGGCTCACTGCATCGGCAACTAAGCAAAAGAATGGGGGTTACAAAATAACCGCAAAGCTGGAGGTTCCCACGATGGAGACTCTTGGCGCGTCCGGAACATCGAATGGGTATGTTGCCCCTCCGAAAGTTGCTTACGTTACAACTTGCATCGTGACGATGTTCGTTGATAAGCGTTCGACAACACAGGATAGGTCAAATGCCTATAAGATGCTATTAAGCCTTCTCTGTGGTGCTACCAGTACAACTGCTACTGGTACACTAGGAGGAGACTCGGCGGGCGGTGCTGTACTTGCAAGTACTGCTCCGTTTCCGAGTTTGTTTCATAGCTTACTTGTTCCGAATTAAGAAGCATTAAGCACGCTTTTTAATTTTCTTAAAGCCGATAGCCTGTCAAGGTTGTCTTAAACCAATCAAGGAGTTTATTTATGGCTTTTCTTAAGAAACGTCCAATCGAAGAGTCTCTAAAATTCGTGAGACGGCTCACCAGGGAAATTCAGAAATTGGGGGGTCCATTAACGAATCAGTTATACTGTCTCGTTATGGAAGATAGATTTCAAGATGTAATAAATTTTAAATTTGATTATACTTGGTCTTTCTCTACTGATGATTTTATTTACGCCAGACAAATACAAGCCCTGTTTAGTAAACAGGATTTTATTGATCTTGGAGTCGATAAAGAAGCAGTAGCCTTTTCTAAATTTGTTGAATCCGAAGAATTATGTAGGATTTCGAACGAACGATTTGAGGACTCATCTTCCTTTAATAAGGACGTGAGCGCAGTATTGTACTACGCATCGCGAAAAATTGATAAAATCCTCGGACCAGTTCCGCTGTTATCCGAATTACATTTTTCATTTGGCCCTGGAGCTACAACCAGCACTAATTCTATTATCGCTAACCCTAGGGTTAAACTTAATAGCAGTTTAGAGTGTAGTACTTCCTTGGTTTCTCATGTTCGGGAACTCTTAGAAGAGTTACCGATGTTATGCGATTCGCATTCGATCACTACAAACGAATTCGTTTGGAATATCGATGTTACAATTGCTCCTGGGAAATTAAGCTTTGTACCTAAAGACTGTACAAAACATCGGTCGATTGTTGTTGAACCTATACTTAATGGATTACTCCAAAAAGGAATAGGGGATTATATGAAACACCGTTTAAAATTGCACGGTTTGGACCTCTCAGATCAAACACGTAATCAGAAGCTTGCCCGAAAAGGATCGATTGATGGCTCTTTAGCCACAATTGATCTTTCGATGGCATCCGACTGTATTTCGCGTGGGTTGGTATGGAGTTTACTTCCTTCACCATGGGCTGATCTATTAGATTCAGCACGCAGTGATCAAGTAACTTATAAACACCCGATTTCCGGAGAAATATTAAATTTTGTGATTGAGAAATTCTCAAGTATGGGCAACGCCTATACATTTGAGCTCGAGTCCTTAATTTTCTACTCTCTGGTTTCGGGTGTGTGCCAACATCTGAGAATTTCCCCATCAGATATCAGTGTTTACGGTGACGATATTATTTGTCCCGTGGCAGCATATCCTCTTTTGAGCCAAGTTTTAGAAGATTGCGGGTTTGTACTTAACCGCAATAAAACTTTTTCAACTGGCCCATTTAGGGAAAGCTGTGGCACTGATTATCTGGAAGGTATAGATATACGTCCATTTTATCTAAAGACTCTGATAAGTGAACGTACACTGTATTCCATGCATAACTGGTTTGTAAGGGCGTGTGAGGTTAACCTCGCAGCTTTTATAAAAGGTGAAACATTGGAACCGCTCCGGATCTTCGGACCTGACGGATATGGAGACGGTCACCTCATAGGTGACTGGAATCCACGAACGTCAAGGAAGTTGAAACGGGCGGGATATTGCGGTGGTATTTTTGATACTTACTCTTTGAAACCTCGTTATTATAAAAGGTTATTGAATAGTGACTATGTGTTTCCGTGTTATTCTATCTATGTGACTGAAGAGTCAGATATCAGAGATGATATCCGATCTTCAGACCCAGATATTGTACGCGGTACACGTGGGTATCACAAACTATCTATCTACACTCTGACCCAGAGTATTTTCTCTGGCTACGGTTAATAAATCGTAGGAACGTCTATTTTCTAAGGTGTATTGACTAGCAA